GGTGATCATCATCCCCTAGCCCACCAAGACCTCCGTGATCAATTCCCGTTACTGTTAAAAACGTACCTTCAGTAGCTGATACTACCGCCCCGCTTAAACTTCCTGATGTAAAGAAATTAAAATCTTTATCAACATAGGCGGCATTAACACCTCCTGAGTCTTTCCATTCAGTTAGGTTAGTTGCATTAGATGCCTTTGCTTTTATTCCAAAAGGGGAATAACTAGTATTTCCCTGTACGATTGTATTTCTCTGTGAGGTAGCGGGGTCCCCAATCAAAGCCTCTGCTAAGTCGGGAACGGCAGAATTAATTGTTAATGTGTCCCCTCCCATGACAGTAGTAATTCCGTCTCCACCAGCAATTGTTAAAGTGTCACCAGGGGTTATGCCTGTCTCTGAACCTTCATCTCCCGCTACTGTCGTGTCAGATACAACGAAGTCTAAATTTCCATCGCCATCATCATATGAAACGGCTATACCAGTTTCTGTACCGTCAAGCATCCCACCAACGTAGTCTTCAACCTGCTCCCGCGTGAGTTGAGTTCCTGCGGGAGCAGCGGAGGCTTGCCATCTAGTACCATTAAAAGTTAATAATTGTCCGTTAACTGCTCCACTAGTATCTGAAGATTTTACATTAACTAAAGATTCGAGGCTTCTGTTATTTGCAGGTTGGATCTTATATGACCACTTAGAAGATCCTGCCGTGCCCCAATTAGCTACAGCTCCACCTGTCCCATTGTAAGAAACAGTCTGGGTAGGGTCTATATTTAGTTCAGCCCCACCTGCACCCCCACTCACAGAACTTACAGCTAAGGTTATCTTAGCTGGGGCTGCTGATGTTTCAACCTCATTTCCTAGCTCAAGATAAAATAAAGCTTCATGGGAGGGATTTACCTCTTCCCAATAAGCAGCAGTACCTACGCCCTCTGCTCCCCCTGCCAATTGAAGGAATTGGTTGGAGTGGTCTACATACCCCTGTCCTTGTGGGAAATTTGAATTTCCAATCCCGCCTACAAGACTTGCTACTACCTGACTGGTAGTGGCTGGAACTGTGGTATTGGGTATTATTATACCTTTAGGGATATCCCCATGAATTGGAGGGTCATCATAGTATAACCAAGGACAGCACCACATAACAACATCATGGATGTTCTGCCAGTTAGTCGTGTTTACAGCAGTACTAAGATCATATTCAGCGAATACGCACTCACCATCAATAGAAGATAGAACAACTGGGTATAGGGTTGGTCCAGTGCAATCTGACATATTTTAATACCTACTCAGCTTCGGGTTGTTCTGGCTCTGCCTCTTCGCCATCCTTAAGTAGATCCGTAAGGGCATCTAAGTTTGCAAAGAAATCTTCTTTAGACATCTTTTCTTTAGGCTCTTCATTTTCCTCTATCTCTTCTTCTTCATCCTCTTCTTTATCTTCTTCTTTATCTTCTTCTTTATCTTCTTTTTTCTTTTTTTTGTCTGAGCCCTTTTCTTTCTTATCTTCTTCTTCTTCCTCTTCTTCTTTGGCAGCCTTAGTGCCACCTTTAATTCCCTTTTCAGGGTATCCCTCCTCTGAATCTTCGTCAGCTCGGTCCTCGTCAGTAGCCTCGGAATACTGCTGTGAAGCCTCGCCACTTAAATCTTTCTGAACTTCTTCTGGGGTGGATGGGCTATCCGTGCCTTCTGGTCCATAATTGCTCTTCTTGTTTACTTTCTCTGTTTCCTCTTTCTTCTCTGTTAATTTTTCAATTTTATCAGATACTTTTTCGGCCTGAGCTTCAATTAGGGAGATAATTTCTTTTGAAGATAACTCATTGTCAAACATCTCTTTAATAGTAATTCTATCAGCTATAGAATAATTCTTACAGAGAGAATCATATTTAGATCTAACAAATACTTCTTGCAAAATATCGTTAACATCAATAGATTCTACTCCTGATTTTTCTTTTAGCATTGTACTGACATTCCCAAGGATATCTCGTATGACAGAGTGCTTAGGGGATAATCTGGAGAGAGATTCAAAAATAACAATCTGAGCCTCTACTAAGCCCCTAAAGGAAGCTACTTCCTTTAGATTCTGAATATTGACCCCGTACTTCTCATTAATTGTATTAATAAGTTGCTTTTTAACTGGCTTCTTCATTTCAAAGATAGCGGAGGCGAATGTTTTAATATCCTTCTCTGAGAAGGGAACATCTATTGAATTTTCATCTAACTGTAAAGTCTTAGTAAATGTCTCCACTAACTGCTTTTTAGTAGCTAAAGCAAGATAGGGGACATCGCATAATGCTTCGGATAAGAGAGAAGAAATTTTATTTTTATCTCCACTATATAAGAAATACGATAAATTATTAATATTCTTATTATTAGCCCAAACTAAATCAAAATTCTTCTTAGACTCACTAATTTCTTTAGTAATAAGTTCTTGTCTACAAATAATGTCATAAATACTCTTATTTGTTCCTGAATCAAAGGAAATGGAGTCCATCTCGGAGAGGTTCTGCATGGTTATCTTGGGGAGGTCGAATGCCTGTGCAACAGAATTAGAGAGCTTAACGGCATTTTTAATTTCAGGTATATTTGAAATTTCTTCTATATTTTCGTTTAACCATGAAATTACTTGGGGAGCTATTTCTAAAAACTGTTGAAATTCATCTGTCTCAAGAATATTTTGAGATGGGGAGAATGATCTAGATTTATCTTCAAGTCTCTTCTTAACATCAGTAAATTTAAGTCTAGTCTCCCATAGATTTAATATAGAATCAAAAGAATCTTCAGCAATAGCGTACTCAGATTCATGAAGATTAGATACAAACCCCTTAATTCTACCTGATATAAAATCATTAAAATGCTCATTGTCAGCAAATATCTCGCTGTCCTGCACTTCTATGTTCTCTAATGTTATTAATTTTCTATCTATGGTATAGTTACCATCAATAACAAAACCAGACTCTGACACAAAGGAGGCTCTGTTAGTTTCTGAGTCAACAGAAAATAATTGAACATTCTCTCTAAGAGATCTTCCCAGGTAATCAGAAATTTTAATTACTGATTTTAATGTATTATTACGATTCTCAAAAATATATCCTAACATCTTTAATAGCTCCTTGCTTTATTATTTACTATTCTATATTGCATAATGTATCAAGTATTTACTTTTTTACCTTAAATCTTACATTGGAGGAGAAGGAGACGGTCCTTCTGGTGTAACCCCACCTCCAGGCATTGCCCCTGGAGCACCTTCAGGACCGCCCCCTAAAGCTTGTTGCGCCTGAGCTTCCTGCTCTGCTGCCTTTTTCTGTTCTTCTTCCAATTGTTTTTCTACTTCATCAATTTCCTGATCGTTCATATCGTAGTAATGCCTATAGATATATTTCTTAGAAAATAACCCTGTCTGAATTACAGTTTGGGCGACACCTGCCTTTTCACTTTCTAATTCTAATTTTCTTTTAGCGAAAATATCACTAGGATCGGGAAGTTTTATTTTTAAATTCTTAAAATAAGCCCCATCAAAGCCTTTTAGAGCTAAGTGTCTCTTGGCTACCAATTCTAGACCTATTTCTATAGTCTGCTGTATTCTAATAATAACTCTTGCAAACTTAGCGTCTAATTGAGAAAGATTAGCCTTCCTCTCGGGGGATTTATCTTTCTCTACAATATAATCTTTAGGAATCTTTAACCCAGCCAGAAGTTTATCTCTGTAATACCTTACGTCCTCTATTTCACCTAAATTTTGTGCTCCTGGCAATGTATCTATTTTTGTTCCCTTATTGTTTCTATGGGGGACAAAGAAATCCTCATCGGCAGATAAAGGGTTGTATCTAGCGTCTATATTGCCTGTATTACTATTGTAGAATTTTTCTTTCTTAAATTTTTCTTTTAATCTCTCAATAAAGATTTCAGCCTTAGAGGTGGGAAGATTTCCAACATCTACATAGAAGATTCTCCTCTCAGGCGCTCTTGTTAGTCTATAAACTAACATAGCGTCTTCTGCTAATCTGAGAGACCTAAACACTCTCATAGCGGGCGCAGCTACTGATTTACCGTAAGGATAAAAAGAAGGATCTGATGTATATAAACGGAAATGTACTATTTGATTTTTATCAAGATTAATAAATTTAGATTGGGCAAAATCATCAATCATACCAGGAATAGGATCGGATGTGCCTTTTTGAGGTATTTCTTGTAAGAATTTTTTAAGAAAACCAAATTCATCCTCTACTCTTATAATATAATTTGGATTTAGTACCTTTATCTTTTGTAGACCTAATTTTGGTCTATTAACATCTAAGATAGTTTCAATGAAACAATCCCCATACTTACAAGTATTTCTTGTAATATCCCAATAAAATTTATCTATTCTGAGGTTCTCGAATAATTCATTAACTTCTTCTTTAATAAAATCATAATCTACTTTAATATGCCATCTTTGATCATCTGAACTTTTTTGAGTAGCATCGTCTGCGTAAATATCAAATGCACTTCCTACCTCTGGGTAGTCGTCCATATCTTCATATCGTTTATACCTTTGCTTCCTATCCAGCTCCTGTTTTGGGAGGGATACGGCATTTTTTGAAATAGTAAACCCCGTGGGATCGTCATTAATAGACCCCTCTAATGGAGGTAGCTCTCTAACAACATCAAGGCTCCGTACTGTATCACCTTGAGCTTCTCCTGATTGGATATCCTCGTCCGCTATGGCCGCTTGTCCCTTTTTAGTAAAGAAACTAGCAAGAAATCTACGAAGGAAGCCCCCCTTTAATGAAGCCCCATCCCCCTTCGATCCCTGAAAGGTAGTATATCCAAATTCATCTATTCTTTTGTCTTTGTCAATAGCCATTTTAAATCTTCTTCTGTAATATCTCCACCTGCCGTAGAGATATTTCGTCTCCATAAATCAGGCGCAAGCGGAATGTCTTGCTTATGGGGTATTTGCGAATACTCTATTATATCATTCTCGCTCAATGTATGTAGGGCAAAAGTAGCCAAAGCAAGGCTCATAATTAGATCATCATTTTTTCCAACATCTGCTTTTATCTTGTTATTATCATCAATAATAAAGGTTAAAAGCTCGTTTACCGTTCTTTTAGAGTTTACTTTAATTACTTGTTTTCTTATAAATTCTTCCATTTTAGCCAACATAAATTCTTTATTTTTGGCTGTAGTTAGATATCCTATCCTATCTGTGCCCTCTTCCATCCATAAATTTTCATATTCATAAATATTAAAGAGCCAGTCTATTAAGTTCTCACCTATAGTATTTCTCTCTGGCATGACTAGGGCTGTGCCGTATAAAGACGCTTCTGTATCTATAATTTCTGCGAATTCATTTATAGGAGTTTTATTAGAGTAAAACTCCGCTACTTGTTCTCCATTATAACAATCTAATATTTGGAAGGCAGAGTAATCTCTTTCCCTACCTAAGGAGGTATCGACACCAATAACATATTGTCTAGTTGGATCTGGTTGTTTGAATACGCGCATCCTATTATTATACTTAATATCATAATCAGGATTTACGTCCTCAACCAACCTCTTTAAAATACTTCCTTCTAAATAGGTATCGCCTGTTCCGAGAAATTCACATTCATACTCCTGTAGCCACTGTTTAAAGGGCATGTTGTTTTTTGTAGTTTTTTCCCAAGCCTCAACATCCACCCCAACTGATTCTAATTCTTTATAAAGATCATCAAATCCTTCCTGTATTTTATACTCGGGATGATCCCTCCACTCTATGTCTATAGGATTAAATGAATTTTCTTTATTTACAGCTTCTTTGTAAATACGATGATACCAATTCCCCATACCATTAACAGTAGATAGAACAAAGGCTCTACCCCCTGTTGAGATTATAGGATAAACAGCAGCCCAGATAGTCTCGATGTTTTCAATAAATGCAGCCTCATCAATAATCAATAAAGAACCTGCTAAAGAACGACCTGATTGTTTACCAGAAGGTCTGGATTTGATAATAGATCCATTTTTAAATTTTAAAGTATGCTTATTAGATTCTACTATAGGTTGCTTTAGCCATTTAGGAAGTTCATCGTGCATAATTTTAACTCTATCTAGGACCTCTGTTGATTCTGTATCTCCCTTAGACAAAATCACAACTGTTTTATGTTTATTAAAATTAGTAAAATGTAAAGAATACGCCCCAGCTATAGTGGTGCAACCTGCCTGTCTAAACTTTCTTAATATATTAAATCTATGTCCATCTAAGTCGTTTACAATTCTCTCTTGAAAGGGGTACAATTTGAACGGAACTAAACCTCGAACAGGGTGAGCTACCTTTATATAATTAGACATAAAATAGGAAGGATCTTCCCTTGATTTAACAAATTCTTTTAAAATATTGTCTTCCATAGTCTATTATAGAAATATGAGGATATACAGTATAATCTGCACTAGAAATAAGGATTTAAATCCTATTACACAAAAATTAGTTTCTAAATTATCTAGTGTTCCATCAAAGGTTCTACTCATGGTAAATCAGAAATCAATATTTTCTGGGTATAAAAAAGCTTTTGATAAAGTAAATCCTGATGATTCTGATATTTTCATCATGTGTCACGATGATATAGAAATAAATAATACCCCAGAAGAGATCGTAAAGTATATTGGGATTGCCAACGCAGAAGGTTATGGCTTTGTGGGGCCAGCGGGAACAAAACTATTAGGGGAAGATGCCGTTTGGTGGGAACAGGGGAGATGGAAAGATGGACACCATTCAGGGCAAGTGTATCATAAGGACAAAGATTCCCCTCAATTTCATCAAACATATTACGGCCCCGTAAGCAAAGTTGTAGTTTTGGATGGATTATTTTTAGCTGCATCTGCTAAAACTTTAAGAACTGTGGGATTAGAAAAACCTAAATATTTAGAAGGTCCTTGGGATTTTTATGATATTCACTATACCTTTTCTTCCTATGAAAAGGGGTTGACCAATGTAACGGTTCCTATCAATATAGCTCACCACTCACGAGGGGAGTTAGTTGGTAGGGATGGATGGAATGAAAATAGAATGGCGTTTATAAAAACCCATAAGTTACCTGCGGAGATATAACATGGATTTTCTTCATTGGGTGTTAGCAAGTTTTGGGATTACTACAATAATATCTGTATCTAAGATATTTAAACCTATTAGAGAGTTTGTAGAAGCTAAGTCTAAATTCCTAGGTGGACTCTTATCTTGTAGTATGTGTAC